GAGTCATACCTTGTTCAAGCAGTGGTTGTCCGTAGGGCTGCTTCGACACGTCCCGCCAAGGTGTACCAATCGATCGTGAAGACGACGATTAGTACGGGAAAAATGGCGATCCTGCCAACCCCAGATCTGGTAGGTGCATCTGACCCGGCATTCTATGCGAAGTGCCATCATTGGGCGGCAGGTAGGAGGATAAAACAAAAAAGCCCCGCGCGAGGCGGGGCTTTTCGGGGATTCGTGGTGCCGGCACCAGGAGTCGAACCCGGGACCTACTGATTACAAGAAAAACATTTTCGGCTTTTGTGTCAGTCACTTAGGTTCTGGCTTGTTACGCAATCGCAGCGCTGGCGGCCGGATTCCTTGCGGAGCCCGGCGCGCTTGTTACGCAGGTTTCGGGGGGATCAGAGAGCGGAGGGGGCGACCTTCGGGACGCTCAGGTCGTAGATGTCGAGCATGGATTCGTCGCGGTGGCCACTGGCTTCCTGCTTGTCGGCCCTGGTGCCGGGGGTGTCGGTGATGCCGCGGCGCTTGAGGTCGTGCAGACCGAAGCGCTGCTCGGCGGTGATGACGCCCGCGGTGATGGCGTTGCGGATGAAACGGTTCCAGGCAGTGTCCAGGCCAGACTTGCCCAGTGGCCCGCCGTGCTCGGCGGTGATGATGAAGCGCTTCTCGGGGTTGACCGGCACGGCCGTGCCCCGGGCTTTCCATACCTGGGCGCGGCGAGCCTTGGCGGCGTCCCAGGCAGCGCGCAGGCGCGGCGTCCAGGTGACGACGTTGTCGCGGCTGCCCTTGCGCCGGTTGGTGAGCACGCCCTCGGCCAGCTCGTTGGCGTCGGTCAGGGTGACGACCTCGATGCCGCGCAGCCGGCACAGGTAGGCCAGCTCCATGACGTAGCCCAGGTGCGGCGGCACCGCGTCCTTCTGCCCGCGTTTCAACTGGCCCAGCTCGCGGGCACGGTCGATCAGACGCTGCATCACTTCATGGGAAGGCAGGCGGCGCTGCTTGCGCTCGACCGGCGCCTCGATGCCCATGGCCGGGTTGTTGTCCAGGTATCCGCGGTTGCGGCCCCATTGCATCACCAGGCGCAAGTACCGTAGTGCATGGGCGGCCTTCGACGGCGTTCCCTCGTCGGCGATCCGGTCAATGATCCGCTGGATCAGCGCAGGGGTGAACTTGCGCACGGCCAATTCGCCGAGAGGCTTACCAAGCTTGGTGGGGATGTTGACCAGGACGTCGCGCGACCAGTTGTAGCTGTCCTGGGTCTTCGGCGCGAGCCGCTTGAACTTGGCGCTGTCGTGGTACTGCTCGCACAGGTGGTTCAGGCTCTCGCGATCGATGCCGTTGCGGACTTCCATGATCTTGTGCAGCTCGGCCAGTGTGGCCGAACTGCTGGCGATGTTCTGCCGGTGCTGCCGGCCGGCCTCATCGCGGTGCAGGGTGTACCAGGTACCTTTGCCGCGGTGGTCAAAGAAAACGGCCGCTGGGATAGCGGCCTGGTCGATGTGCGGGGGGATGTTGGGATTGTGCTTCCTGGATCGCCTCATAGAATCTCGACGCCGTACTGCTCCTGAGTCGCCGGCTGCAGCCCGCCGGCCTGGTTAATCAGCTCCACGGTGGTCCAGGGGCCTGCGCGGCCCCGGAAAGTTCGGATGCCCTGCTCGTGCAGGGCTCGCTCCACGTCGGCCCGCCGGACGTAGCCGGTGATACGCTTGAGGTCGTCGAAGGTCAGCACGCTGGAAGTTTCGGTCATGGACTGCCCCCAAGTGTACTGCCGGAGGCAGGTGACCATCGCCGAGAATCGCCGCTCCGGTATTCTTGGCGCATGCCGTTATTCATCCGGCCCCCTCTGCCACTCATGGCGGCTACCCCACTGCCTGCGCATTTCCTCGATCAGCCGGGTGGCGGCTTCCTCGCCGCGCTTCTTGTAAAGGGTCTCTTTCAGCTCGGCGATTTTCTCCGGCGTGGTGTACCCACGCCGGAGCCAGTACCGGGCCTCGCATGCCAGCATGTGCTGGCGGTTGGCCTGATCAGACAAGGATCACCTCCTTGCGATCGGCCCTGGCCAGCATCGCCACCGCGTTGCGGACTGCGCGCCAATCGCTCGGCGTGCTGCTGGTGTGGATAACTGGCCGCTCTTGCCCGCCGTTGGTCAGTCCAACCCTCCAACCGTTGGCCAGGGCGTACTGAAGCAATGGCTGCAGGCTTTTCGGGCCGCAGCGGCGGCCACTTTGAAGTATCAGCATGCGCATGCGTTGCCCTCCTTGAAAATGTCGAACTGAGCCAGTCCCTGGTAAGCGCTAGGGTTGAGCCATAAACACTCGACGCGCTGGCGTGCACCGTCGGCATGCGCTGCGCGCTCGATGCAGTGCCAGTCCTGGAACAGATCGTCATATAGGGGGCATGGATAGCCAGAGACAATGACCATGCCATCTAACCGATGCAGTGCGACCGCAAGGTCCCGGTGCTGCTCGTCGCTGAGCTCGTAGCGATAGCTCTTCCCGGTGTCGTTGTGCCGGACCTTGGGGCTGCGAGTTGAATGCACGTAGGGCGGATCGACATAGTGCAGAGTGGTCGGTCGGTCGTGGTGTGCCATCACTTCCATAGCGTCGCGATTCTCGATCACTACGCCTTGGAGGCGGTCAATGATCGCGGACAGTGCGTCCGGGTAGTTGCGCCAGTCCATCGCCGGGGATGTTCCCGAACGGGAGGACGATGAGCGAAACCCCGTGCGTTCGCCGCTCGCCGCTGCGCTGCCGAACCCTTGAAATGAGCGCACGATCATCCGGCGCGCGCGCTCCAGCGTGTCTGCTGTTTCGTCGTAGCTGATGTCGAACTCGCCTCGAGCGAACGGAGTAAGTGCCAGGGCCTGGCGCAGCTCCTCGCCGCGGTCGCGCGCGACACGGAACAGGTTCACCACGTCCCCGTCCAGGTCGTTGTAGACCTCTGCGTAGGCGCGGGGCTTGCGAATCAGGACGGATCCACCGCCACCGAATGGCTCGACGTATGTCTTGTGCTCGGCCATGTGGCTGATGATCCACGGGGCTAGTTTCCACTTGCCGCCGTGATAACGAAGTAGTGGGCGATAGGCGGTCATGGCGCATTCCTTGTCCCACAGTTGGGGCAGTCGTCGAAGCGCTGGCGCTCGTTGAGAAAACGGCCGCAGCCTTCGCAGTTGAGCAGGTTGCTGTAGCTGCGATAGCGCGGGCGCTGGAGCTTGGGCAGCTTGAGGCCGACCGAGCGCAGCGCCTGCTTGTGGTCGAGCAGCATGGCGCGGACTACCAGGCGGGAGTGCTCCGCGATGTAGCCGCATGGCCACAGCTCGAAGCCCTGGGCCAGGAACACAGCGGCATCAGCCGCCCCCGGGTGGATGGCGTCGTCCAGGTTGGCGGTTGGGCCTTGGGCGCCGCGCCATACCAGGTCGTTTCCGTCCCACTCGCGTGCGTACGCCACATACATGCGGCCGTCCTCGTTGCGGTAGGCCTCGGCTTCTGACTTGGTGAGGTACTGGCAGTCGACCCCGACCTCTGCCCGGGCGCGGACATAGTCCACGGGCCAGGGCAGATCGCTGTCGCGGTTTTCGTACTGCTTTACGGCGCGTTCGCGGGCGAACGTCTCGGCGTCGTCGAGGTTCGTGGTGTAGCCGCCGCCGGCGCGCCAGAACGTTGCTCGGCTCCCGACGTTGCTGCGGCTGTCCTGCAGGTAGAAAAGGTCGCTCATGGACGTTTCCCCCTTGAGTCTGCTTCCTTGGGAGCGGAGAAGGAGGAGGCCGGCTGCGAAGCAGCTTGCGCGCCGCTCTTCAACATGAAGAACAAAGCCAGGACAGCCAGAATCGCCAGCGAGAAGTTCAGCAAGCTGCGCGGGTTGTCCAGCATCTTGAGTAAGTCGTGCATGGTGCAGTCCTCAGCAGAACAGCAGCGGCTGTACCGCGCCGTCAGCGAAAATTTTGATGTCGCAGATGCTGGGCACGTCCAGGCGTTTGCTGGCCATCGGGGGGCGGATACGGTCAGTCATTGGCCTTGCCCTCCCCAACATGCTCGAGGCGCTGATTAACCTTGGTTGGGGTGATCGCCGATGCCATCGTCATGATGGCGATGTCGCGATCAGTGGGCTCGGCGTAATCACCGTCACGAGTCGAGGGGAACAGGCGATTGGCTTGCACGAACGCCACGAATGCATCCTTGAAGCATTCAGCAAGCGCCTTCCGAAGAGCGTCGTAGTGCAGTTCGAACTCGATAGCTTCGGCTGGCGTCACATCCACGCCGATCTGCTTAGGACGAGCCTTGCTAACCCACAGGTCGACCGTCGAGGAATCGCAAATCTTGCTCATGATCTGAAGGGCGAGGTTCCTGTCGAACCTGTTGGCAGCTGGAAACCAGCGCGTCTCCCGGCGTTCGTTACTCAGGTCTTCGACGGTGATGCCATGGCGGGCCAACAGCTTGTCCAGCATGCGCTGAGCATTGACTTTCTCTCCGCCAACGCCTCGCTCAGCGAGAGCCTGCAGCTTGCGCAGCTTTGCCTGCACCTTCTCGTCGATTTCGCCACTGGCGGATGTGCTAGCCTTGGCGCCGCCGCCTTGGGGATGTGCTTGCATGGTGTCTCTCCTTTGGGGTGGTCGGCGCCAGGGAGTTGCCGCTCCCTGGCGCCTCTTCTTCAGCGCCGCGCGGGGTGCTCGCGCAGTTCCTGACAGCTGATGCAGCACTCGCAGCCCGGGGCGGCCTGGCGGCGAGCCTCGGGGATTCGCTCGCCGCAGTCTTCGCACCAGAGGGCGCTGGGCGCTGCGTTAGCGGACGCTCGCTGTGCTAGGGCGGCCTGGACCATGTTCTCGGCCCGTTCGTTGGCTTGGTCGATCACATCCACAGTCAGCCTCCTTATGCCTGTACTACCGGTGGTACGCCCTTGCTGAGCATGCTGCGCACATTGGCCGCTAGTTCGGTGGGGGCCAGGGCCTTGTCCTGTTTCACAGGCTGCGGGAGCAGCTTCGCAGCCTCGGGGAACAGGTCTTCAACCTGGCGGGAGGTGCGGCAGGCAAGCAGAACGTCCATGGCCTGACTACGAAAGGCGAGGCCTGCTTCAACCACGGACTCCAGTTCTGAGCAGATCAGCAGAGCGAGGCCTTTCAGCTTCAAGTCGGTGATGTCCTCCATGCCGTGGAGGCGGGGTACTGCGCCGTTGGGACAGACGAGGCGTATCTTCCAGTCGCGGTCGTGTCTGGAGTCCAGAAAGCGCTTGACGCCTTCGAATGCCTGAGAGGTGAGCAGGCGTGCGACGAAAGTGCTGTGGTGGTCTTGCTTGTAGCGGAAGGCCACTGCAACGAAGTACTTCGTAACTGGGCTGCGGTCATCCCCGCGCTGGTCCTTATAGGTTGGGTAGCAGTTCGAAGCGGCGGTGACGGAGCCCGCCTGAATCAGGCTTGCCCAATGCTGTTTTTCGAGCCCGGGAAGGGCTTCGACCTTGGAGCAATGCGCTGTCCAGAATTGCGTATTGAGCGCCTCGAGGTAGCCGGCAATGGCGACCGCATGATGCGCTACGGCCTGGATAGTGAGTTTGTCGACAACCTCCTCACGCATTGCTTGTGTGACAGGGAAGTGCTTTTTCATGGTGTCTCTCCTTCATGGAAATGGCGCCGGGGGAGTCGCCGCTCACCCGGCACAGGCTCTTGTGTCAACCGAGGCGGTACTTCTTCTCGCCGTCGATCACGTAGAAGTTCACGTCGCTCAGGCGATACACGCCACCGGGTCCCCCGTGCACGACGTAGTCGTCGTAGGGCGCACGGCAGACGCGCACAGCGAACAACTTGTCGGTCTGGTGGGCATGAGGGCTGGATTTCTTCAGCCGTGCATAGAGTTGTTGGCCGACGGGACGGCAGCCCGCCGAACCGTGTGCCGCCTCGAAGCCAAGCCAGGCATTACGGGTTTCCAGCGACAGGAAGCTGTTGCCGTCGTCGCACATAGCCAGGTCATAGCCGCGAGGTTTTGCCCACAAAGCGAAGGCAATCTCCAAGTGCTTCAGTAGCAATTGCTCGGGCGTAACGAATTGGGCCTGCATGGTGTCTCTCCTATCGGGTTGTGGTGCCGGCGTTGCCGCGCCGGCTTGGTGATTCAGAACGGAAGCTGGACGCGACGCCATGCCATGTCCCAAACCTCGCAGTGAGCATTGGTATGGGCCTGATCGGGTAGGTCGTAGAGGCTGTTCAGAGCGTCCAGAAGGGCGAGAATCTGTGCGTGGTTCAAAGCTGTCCGCGCATCCAAGGAGTCGCCCATGTCGTCATGCAGGGCGCTGATGTAGTGCCCGGTCTTGCCCAGGCTGTAGGCCACCAGGTCTTGCCGATGGTGTGGGACTGCAAATTGGTTCTCGCAATACGTGCCCAAGGCCTGCAGCGCTGTGCTGCGCTGAGTATTCACGCCGACCTGTTCCTGCTTCAGGTTGACCACGCGAGAGGCGAATGCTGGGGAACCATCAGCCCTGCCGACAATGGCAATCGCGCTTTCATAGGTACTACTGACAGAAACCCCGTCGTGCACACTGAAAGAGCAGTTGTTGAAAAGTGGTTTGAGCATGTCCCAATCGAAATGGGGGGCGGGCTCAAGGACGACTGGCAGGTTGTCCGAATTGAACAAGCGAACCATCAGGGCGGTCTTGGTGTGGGTTTCCGGCGTGACGTTCTGAGCATTTGGCTGACCGGTGAGTCGCCAGAGGGTAGCGATCAAGCTGTCCTGTCCGACTCCCGTGTCTCCGTCAACGAGCAGGAAAGGGTAAGAGCCCTGCAGGTCACGGATGCGCTTGGCGTGCATCGCGCCGAGCCACCAGGCCAGGGCTACCAGCCCCTTCGGGCCGAAACAGGTGTGGAATAGGTCGATCCATTCCGGGGTTTGCTTGTGCATGGTGTCTCTCCTTTGGGGTTGCAGTTCCGGCGTTGCCGCGCCGGTCAGGCTTGGAAAATCCAGCACTTGACGGTGCTGGGTCGGTTGGTGAAAGGGTTCTGGCGGGCATGTGCCGCGCGCACTGCGCTGTCGACGGCCTTGTATTCGATGAATTTGTGCCGGCGGGACTCTTTCAGCAGGTCGCGCAGGGTTGCCGCGTCGGCCACCTTCTGGCGGTGGTCGGCGGCCAGCTTCACGAACTCGTTGAGGTTGATGGCGATGGTTCCGGGGTTCTTGCTGTGGTTGAGCACCGGCTCTTCGCTGAGGTTTTCTAGGTAGTCGTAGACCTCCCAGAACTCGGCCACCTCGGGCGCGTCGGCGTTGACGGCGTCCTGGCGCTCCAGGGCCATCGTCATCAGGGTCTGCTGAGCGCAGGCGAGCTGGTGCTCGGACAGCGGCACCACCAGGCGCAGCGCGTCGACCAGGGCCATCATCTGCGCGTGGTTGAGTATCAGCCGCTCGATACGAATCTGCTTCAGACCGCGCAGCGTCGCGCTGTGAACCTTCAGCCGCTCGCGGAAGCACTCCAGCACGCGGGCCTCGGCACGGATGGCCATCAGCAGGAAGTGGCTGACCTCGAGCACGCCCAGGTGGTTGAGGTTGTCGGCCGCGGCCTGGCTCTCGCGGGTGATCTCTGGGCGAATGAAGTGCAGCTTCACGATACGGGTCATGATCGCTTCGGAGGCCTGCACCGTGGCGTTCTGGCTCATCACCAGGGTGCCGCGGAAGGGTGGCTCGTAGGTCTCGTTGCCGGCGGTCTTCTGGCCGGTCACGCCCAACGCGCGGCCGTTGAACAGCGGCTTGAACTCGTCCCAGTCGAAGGACTTGGCGGCGCCGCCGGCGCGGCTGTTGTCGCTGCGGTCGGCCTCGAGCATGACCATGGGCATGTTCGACAGCTGGGTCAGCCAGCGCCGCAGGCCCGCCTTGGTCATCTTCGACGGGTCCTGGCCTTCCTCGTCCGCCCGGCCGAGCAGCTTCCACAGGAAGGTGATCAGCGTGGACTTGCCGGCACCGGCCTCGCCGGTGGCCTCGAGGAACGGAAAGGACTGGAACTCGGCGCGGATCTGCTCCGCGAACAGCGAGCCGAACCAGAATGCCAGCGCCACCAGGCCCTTGGCGCCGAAGCAGGTCCACAGCCAGTCCAGCCACTCGGGGCGGTAGTCCTTGGCGTCGGTGGCGATCTGCAGCTTGATCGAGCGCTGCAGGGTCTTCAGGCGCAGCTTTTGGAACTCGAAGAAGTCTTCGGCGTTGGCCTTTTCGATCACGCCGCCGCGCACCGCCACGTCGCCCAGAACGTAGCAGGCATGCTCCCGGCTGTAGCCCAGGTAATCGATGGTGGCCACCGTCTTCAAGCCGGTGAGCTGCAGCTTCATGATCTGGTCAAGCTGCGCGCCGCTGCCGGTGAAGATCGCACCGGCGGCCACGCCGAGCAGGCGCTTCTTGAACTCGCTGGCCGCCGCGACCTGGGCACTGGTGAAGGTGTTCTTCACGCTCTCGTCGTCGGGGCGATCGATGCGGAAGTAGTACCAGCTCTCGTCTGTGACCTCGTTGCGCTGGAAGTACAGGGCCTGGGGGAAGCAGTTGGCGATTTCCACGACGCCGCCGGCTTGCTGCAGGGCCTTGTCGCGCATCTGTTTCTGGTTCAGCAATTGGTCGTCGTGGTTGTCGCTGTCCTCGAGGCTCTGCATGGCCTTGTTGAACTTCTCGATATCCAGCTTGAACCAGTAGAGGCGGTTGGCGAAGCGGAAGTGGAATTCACCGCGCTTGCCCCAGTCGTACATCAGCAGGGCCTTCTCGGCGGCACTCTCGGCGATCAGCAGCGCGCCCTCATGACGCGCGGTCTTGAGGTCTTTCTCGATCTGCGCGACGCGCTCGGCCGCGTCATCGATGAACATCCAGCGCTGGTGCAGGTCGTTCCAGTCGAATTTGCGGTTGTTGCGTTGCGGTAGTTGGGCTGCTTCGCAGACGTAGCCCAGGGCGCGCGCCTCGGTCACCCACCGCCGGGTGTACCTGTGGGCGCCGGGTTCGTTGTCCAGCGCCCAGATCAGTTTCGGCAGCTTGCCGCCACGGGCTGTCGCGAGTTCGCGCAAAGACTGCTCGGGGAAGGCGTTGGAACTCATGGCCGACACGGCGTCGATGCCGTGGTGCAGCAGCGCGATGGCGTCGAAGATACCTTCGACGATCCACAGCTCCTTCACCTCCTGCAGGTCGACGCTGGGTGGGCACCACCAGACGCCGCGCGGGCTGTCGCCCGGCTTGAAGCGGGCCTTCTTCTTGCCGAAGCGGCTCGGGCGATCGATTAGGCGTTCCCAGTAGCCGCCTTTCTTCAGCGGGAAGCGTACTGTCGCGCTACCGATCTCAAGGTCGCGGTCCCAGTAGTTTTCCTGGCTGTACCAGCCATCGATCAGCGCCAGGTCGAAGCCGCGGGCATGGGCCAGGTACGCCCGGGCCGAGGCGGCGGGTTCCTTGTCGGTGGCCGGCGATCGCTTGCTCCAGTCGTCGAAGAGCTCCGGGTAGATTTCCTTGATGTGCCAGGTGTCGCCGCACTTGCCGCGCCCGCAGCGGATGAACCAGGGGCTGTCGACCAGGGTGTAGAGCTCCTTTTTGCCGCACGTCGGGCACTCGCCCTTGCGCATGTACTTCGTGCCCTTGATCGGCGTCAGGCCGTACTGATCCTGTAGGCGGCGCAGCACGTCGGCCTTGAGCTCGCGGTCCATTTCCTTCATGCGCGCCCCCGAATCTGCTTGCGCAGTTCGCGGATCGTCCGGCAGATGCCAGCAATGTGTGGGCGGTCCTCGAGGATGCGCTTGCCGCGCAGCCCCTGCGGCGTATAGCGGTAGCGATCGTCGTACCAGCACTCGGCCATGGCGGCTTCGTACTGGCTGACCAGCCAGAGCAGGTACTTCTCAGCCTGGTTCTGGTCGACTTCGACGGTGATTGAAATGTGGCCGCTCATGGCGGGATACCTCGAATTCTGGGCGTAACTTCCCCAAACCCACATCAGTGGGTAGGGCGTGTTTCAGGGATTACTGGGTGTGCTGGGGGCGCTGTTTGAGCAGGTGCGCGGGCAGATAGCGGGCCGGGATCGGGAAGCGGCAGTGACTGCGGGTGTCGATCAGGTAGACCACCTCGTCGTCTCCCTGGCCCCAGTCGATGCCCAGCCAGATCGGCTCTGGTCCAGCGAAGACCTCGTCCCAGGCGCGCTGGGCGAGTTGTTCGGCCATGAATTGTGGGACCTCGAGGCCTTTGGCCAGATGGTTGACACAGGCATCGAACAACCGGTCGGAGCCGGAGGAAAGATACTGGTTGGCGTTGGCCTGCAGGTACGCTGCGGCGGCTTGCTGCATGGTGCTGCGGTAGTCGTTGGTGCTGTTCATTGCATGCACTCCACATGATCCAGCAGGTCCAGTTGGTTGGTTGCGGCCGCGAGGTCGCGGCGTGCCAGTTGACGGGTTTTCGAAGGTGCCATGGGGAGCACCAGCATTGGCCGCTCGAGGCCCGAGGGGCTGAGCTGGTAGTCCCAGCTCAGGGAGCCGGTGAAGGTGGCGCCGCAGAGCGCGTTTGTGCATTGCGCGTACATCGAGCGGAAGCACGGGGTTTGGCCCTCGGAGGAGCGGATCCGCATCCGGCTGTGGCAGCAGGGGCAGACGAGCTTGTAGACGCTCACGCCTTGACCCTCCGGTGCAGGGTGATCACTGCGCCGACTTCGGCATGTCGTGCGGCCAGGTGTTGGCGGTGAGCGACAATGATTTCGGCGAGTTCGGCCTCGTCGATCTCTCCATCGCGCAGCGCCTCGGCGATGATGCGGTCGACCTCACCGCGCCTGATGGCGGTGGCGACGCCCCTGGCGTACAGGTCGAGGTTGTCGAGTTGGGTTGGCTCGGGCATCTGCACGAACATGCCGCCGTACAGGTGGGCGACATACTCGGGGAAGTGGCTGGTGCCGGTTTCCTGCTCGAGCAGGAGCAACTGGTCGTCGCTGAGCGGTTTGCTGCCGGCGTTCTCGTAGGCGTGGTTGTCGAACTTCTTCAGGTCGAGGCCCAGGCGGGCGGCGGCGCATTCGCGTCCGCCAGGGTAGGCGCCGATGATCGCGCTGACCACCTGGCGCCGCGTTTCTAGGAGCGGGCGTTTCATCTTCTGGTGTCTCTCAAAGCTGGTGGCCATTACTGTGCAATTACTCCGTCCTTGATCCCGAGCAACACGGCTGCGCGGTGGGCTTCGCCACGCAGGCACTTCTTTTGCCCGTTGAGAACGGCGTAGACGGTGCTTTCTCCTAGGCCGTTTCTTTCGGCCCATTCCCGGACTGAAAGGCCCAGTCGAGATATGTGTTTGCGGGCTGCCTCGCGGGCTTGCTCCGTCGGGTAGGCGTTCGGCATAGTGCAGATTCGTGCAATTTCGTGTGATGACAACCGAAGAATGATGCACGTTTCTGCATTGGTCAATAGCGGAGATGAATTTTTTTGCATCCTTCAAGAGAAGAGATCGGCGCTCGGCTACAGGCTGAGCGCAAGCGTATTGGGCTGAACCAAGATGAGTTTGCCCAGCGCGTCGGAGTGGCCAAGCGGACTATTGCCGGTTACGAAGGTGGTGGCGGGGATATTGGGGCTTCAGTTCTAGCTGTGGCTGCTGAGCTTGGAGTCGATGTTCTTTACGTTATAACTGGGCGTCGCCAGCCTGCGGAGCTTGAGTCACTCAGTCAGGAGGAACTTGATGTGCTGAGGTACATCAAGTCCATGGAGGAAGAAGACCGAATAGCATACCTACGGGTGGGGCGAGGTATCTCAGAGTCAACTGAGTCGCGTCGTACAAGCAAATAGGACACCTCGCCAGCATGGGAAAAAATCCCGGGCGACCTACCGTGGATTTCTGCTTCTGGCACGCGGGCCTATGTGAAGAATGGGGTACTCCCGGGCTGCTATCACGGTGACATCGTGTCGCCGGGTGGCCTGTCAAAGGAGTAGACCAATGGATAACCCCATCGACCCCATCGTGCTTACTGCCCTGCTTATCTGCCTTAGCCAGATGAGCGAGCAGGACCAACTGGACCTGCTGCGGTTGGCGTGCGCTCTCAGGGGGCATTGATTGAATGGGCCTTCGGTCGCAGCCGAAGGCCCCACTGTGAAGAGAGGGACGTATGAACTGGCTCAAGGGAACGGCCGCTGCGGTCGGACTGATGGTCTCGTGTGTTGCGGTGGCTGACTCGGCCGCCCAGGTCGAACTGATGGACAACCTGCACCAGAGAATGCTGGACGCGTTGCAGGCCTCGAGTGTTGACCAGGTGACTGAGGTTTTTGGCGATCTGGACCGGTACCGCCCTGGTATCCGCAGCAGCGCCAACGAAACCTGCTTCAAGGCCTATGAGGCTTTGGGATGGGTGTTGTCCGATCTGGTGGTACAGGCTGATATGGAAGATCCATTGCCTGAACTGAAGGGGCACCAAAAAGACTATGAGCAGAAGCGTTTAGCTTGCAAGGCTGGAGCCTAGCTTGAGTGAGTAATTATTCTGGGGGGAGGTGGAAGTCTGAATGGACTATTATTTAGATTATATCTTCTCGGAGTTTAGCCGGACAGCGATGGATGGTGCGGAAAAACACTTTACTGGTAATCCTGATGATCTGACGGTTATTTTAAAGGGGCACTTGATAGTTGAGAAGCTGATGCGCGACTTCTGTATGTCATTGCTGCCAAATCCGGATCATTTTGCAAGGGCAAAGTTAAGCTTTAGTCAGCTTATATCAATAACTCGGGCGCTTGCTGTTTGCCCAAATCCAGATGTGGATGATAGTTGGATATGGGGGGCTGTCAAACGCTTGAATGTTGTGAGAAATATCTATGCCCATCACCTAGAACCCGACGCTGAAAAGCTAGAAGAGGAGCTTGAGAAGCTGAGGCTTTCTTTAAGGGCTGTGGAGGTAGATAAAGAACCAGACTGGGCACATAGAATCTCAGGGCTTGTAGGTGCTTTTTCTACCTATATTTATCTATCTGAAAAAGTAACTCAAGCATCAAAGTTTGGCCGAAATATAGATGGGGCTTGATTGGGAGTGCGGAAGACTCATTATCTGAACTTAACGGTTACGAGCGGAAGAGTGTGGCGTGTCCAGCAGGAGCATAAGTGCTAGTTCGTTGATTACTTTGGGGTGGGAGTGTATATGGCAAATGAATGTGATGATGTGATGGGGGGATGTAAGCTATGTGGTCCTGATAACGGAGAGATAAGGTATTTGTGCAAAAGTCATTTACTGCCAAAGGCGATCTATAAGTATTTCAATAGCTCTAAACTCGATGGCACGAAAATATTAGTGCGGCCGCAGCAGGGTGAGAGTGTTTTCTCGATGGACAGGCAGATTTTCAAGCGTCTTTTATGTAGTTCATGTGAACAGCTTATGTCAACCAAAGGTGAGGATTACTTTATATCGTCAGCGCTAAAAATTGATAAAGAGAAGATGCTTCCTTCGCCAGTTTACAATATTCTTTATAAGAGCTTGATCCCTTCCTGGAATTTGTTTTCGAGTACTTCATACGGAAGAGGTCTAATTTTTAGTGTAGGGGCGAACTTTCTGCCGGCTATAAAGTCACAAGAGTTGTACCACTTTGCGATTGGCATGTTCTGGAAGGCAACGTTCGAAGGGTGGACCTTCTGTCATGCGATTTCTCTAAAGCCCTCTCTCGTAGATGAGATGCGAAAGTTTCTTTTGGGAGGGAGCTTTCTTCAAGGTTACATTGTTAGAGTGGTGCCCTCGTTCTGGTTTGAAAAGTACGGGGTTGTTTTTCCAACTTTGATCGAGGGGCAGCCTTTTTTTTCAATATGTGGTTTTGACTTCTATCTCGAAGAATCTGATAAAAAATTTAGGGCGGCAACATCGCTGAGTAGCGTGCCGTTACTTTTTACCGTTGACTCTATGAGGTCTGAGCTGACCTTTAAGTATATTTCGAAGTCTTATAGTGAAGCTAGGCAAACAAATTCCTCAGCCGAAACCCAGTTGTCTTGGGTAAAAGGTAATGATGTAAAGACTCCCCGCAACAGAACAAATGACTGATACTTGTTGGACGGCGCCTTTTTAGGCTTGTGTCTTTTTTAATCGCATCCACTCCCGATCCACAGCCCGCTTCGCGCTGCCCTTGGTGCTGTACAAGTAGCGCAGGCGGCGCGGCTTGCTCTGGTCTCCCGCGGTGATGGTCTTCTCCGTCCCGCTCTTCTCGTCGCGGTAGTAGGCGATGATGCCGGTGTAGTCGCCGCCGGTGTCGTCGGCCAGGTCGCTGACCAGGTCCTCGGGCAGCTTGCTTTCCAGCTCCAGGCTGGTGATGTAGCCGCCGTCGGCGCTGAGGCTGTGCTGCACATTGCCGCCGTACCAGATGATCGCATCGATCTCCGTCTTCACGCCTTGCAGGGTGTAGGTCAGTTCCGGGATCAGGTCCGGCCGGCCCCTGGCGAGCGCGTAGCTGAGCGTGGCGCTGCCACGCTGTAGGCGGTTCCACTCGGCGCGGGCGGCGCGCAGGGCGCTCTGGCGGTCGCTGTAGGTGTGGCGCAGGTCCTTCAGGTTGTCACCCTTGGCGCCGGCGATTGCCTCCTGCTTCTTCGCGCTGTTCACGTCGTAGAAGTACGCGCGCACGCCGTCGTAGCTGTCGCGGTCGGCCTGCAGGTAGCGGTGCTGGTCGCCATCCTGGCGGGTGAGGTTGATGTGCGGCAGCGCCAGGCCGCTGGCAGTCTTGCCGCCACCGGCCGGCAGGCAGAGCAGGCAGCCGGCTTTCACGGTGGCCACCGCATCGAAGTCCTCGCCCAGGCGTGTCAGCAGGTTGGCGTCGGACTCGTTGGCCTGGTCCAGCTGCAGGATCGGCAGGCCCGCCAGCGCCGGCGCGAGCACCGGCTTCAGGTTGTTGCCGAGGGCGATGTCGGTGAGCACGTCGCCCAGCGTCTTCGGGCTGCTCCAACTGCGTTCGCGCTTGACCTTCAGGCCCTTGCGCAGGTCCGCTGAGCGGGCGCGGATGCTGAGCACGTCCGGCGCGCCGCTGTGCTCGGTTTCGTCGACGGTGTAGGTGCCCTTGTCGACCAGTCCGCTGTCACTCCAGCCCAGCCAGAGGTGCAGCACGGCGCCGCGCGGAGGGATCGCGAGCAGCCCGTCATGATCGCTGAGTGTCACGCTCAACTGATCGGCCTCGAGGCCGCGATTGTCGGTCAGGTCCAGGGCGATCAGTCGTGGGCTGATGAGCTGGGCGATGTCGTTGCCGTCGACCGTGAGCCGGAACACCGGCACCGGATAGCCGGCGTCGCGCTGCAACTGGTCGACGGCGCTGGTCAGGTAGCCCGTCACGCGGGCGAGGGCGGCATCGATCACAGGATGCGTCTCAGCAGGTTGCCGGCGGTACCGAGGACCGAGCCGAGCAGATCGGTGCGGCCGTCGTCGATGCGCTTGAGCTCGAGGGAGAACTCGATCCGCCGCGGGGTGCCGTCGGCGAAGAAGAGTGTCCGCGTCTCGGTGACGCGTTCGATCACCCACAGGCCGTAGATGCGTCCGGTGCCCTCGACCATGGGCCAGGCCGACCCGGTGTCAGCCATCTGCCGCAGCACGTCCAGGCTCAACGCGCTGCCGGCCAGCTCCGGCAGCAGCACGCCGGGCAGGGTGATGGCGTCGTCGCCGCGACCGACGAACTGGCGCGCCGGCTGTGCACCGATGCGGCTGCTGCTGGCGTGTCGCCACTCGGTCTGCCGCTGGAACTCTTGGTAGGCCAGCGTGTGCAGGCTGAAGACGAACATCCCGAGGGACAGCATCATAGTGGTTACTCCCGGTCCTGCAGGCGGGCGCGTAGGCGCGCCGCCTTGTTGCGTTCGCGCTCGTCCAGCAGTTGGCTGAGCGTGCGTTTCAGGTCTGTGGTGTCGCTGCCCGCGCCGGCCTGGATGGTGATGTAGTAGGTGTCGCCGCCGATGCTGACTGCCGCTGGCGCCGAGCTGACCGGGGGACGGTTGTCGATGGTGATGGCCTGCGCTGGGGCGCTGGCGCCGAGCACCAGGGCACCGATGGCGCCGGCGCTCTTGCCCAGGTCGCCCAGCATGGCCAGCAACGGCTGGTCGAACATCGGCGAGCGTTGCCGCTGGGCCGCGACCAGTTCGGTCACCACTGCCGGCGGGGTGATCGTAGAGCGGGTGCCTCGGGTCAGCTCACTGTCCAGGCCGGCGACAGCCTGGCGCCCTGCGTTGACCAGGCCCTGGCCGATACGTGCAATCACGCTCAGCGGGCCGGCCTGGCCGGCGCCGAGGCCCTGGGCCAGTCCAGCCATGGTGAACCCGCCCAGATCGGCGAACACCCGCGACGGTGAATGGATGCCGAGCTTGTCCTTGAACCAGTCGATCGCGGCGCCGCCGACGCGCTGGACCGCGCGCTTGATCTGCCCTATGCCGGCGAGCAGGCCGTTCACCAGGCCCTGGACGATCATGTTGCCGAAGTCGCTGAAGCGCGCCGGCAGGTCGATGCCCAGGTAGCCCAGGACGCCTGCGAAGGCGCGGTACATCAGGCCGAGTGGGTTGAAGTCGAGGAGGATGCGGATGATCCCGCCGATCCCGCCGTTCAGGCCCGCCTGGATCTCTTCCCACATCCCGAGCAGGTACGCCTTGACGGCGTCCCAGTTGCGATAGATCAGGTACGCGGCGCCGGCCAGCACCGCCACGACGGCGGCAATTGCCAGGACCACCGGGTTGGCGGCCAAGCCCCACAGCGCGATGCTCACGACGCGCAGGGCGGTCACCAGCGGGCCGATCAACAGGCCGGCCAGCATGCGGATCGGTGCGAACAGCAATTTCAGCAGGCCGATCAGCCCGGGCAGGCGAATGCCGATGGTGCTGAGCATGAAGCGGACCGCGATCATCGGGCCGAGGATGCCGGCGAGGGTGATGGCCAGGCTGCCGACGGTGGCCATCAGCGCCGAGAACGCGGCGACGGTGATGACGATGCCCTTGCTGACCTGTGGGTTGGCCTTCAGGAACTCGCCGACGTTGTGCAGCAGGTGACTGAGATCGGCGGCGAGCTCGCGCAGCCAGGGGCTGTTCTTGTCGAACAGCTCGACCGAAATGTTTTCCAGGGCCGCATGCAGCATGGTCATGTCGCCCTTGAGGTTGTCCAGCTGGGTAGCGGCGACCCTCGCGGCCTCGCCCTCGGAGTTGTTCAGGCTTTCGCGCATGGTCTGGAACTGGCCGCCCTCGACGGCGCGCATCAGGGTGCCGAAGCTGGTCACCGCGTACTGCCCGGCGATGTCCTTGAAGATCGCGCCGCGCTGCACGTTGCCCATGCCGGCGGTCTTCTTGTTGATGTCCTTCAGGATGTCCAGCATATCGCGCATGTTGCCGTTGGCGTCCTTGGTCTGGACGCCCAGCTTGGCTACCGCCTTGGACGTGCCCAGGCGGGTCAGAACAGAGCGCATCGAGGTGCCGGCCATGCTGCCCTGGACGCCGGCGTTGCCGAGCAGGGCTGTGGCGGTGGTGACTGTCTCCAGGCTCTGGCCGTACTCGCGGCCGACGCCGGCGGAGTACTTCAGCGAGTCGCCGAGCATGCGGATGTCGACGTTGTTCCGGGTGAACGCCGCAGTCAGTACGTCGGCCACCTGGTCCATTTTCTCTGCCGGAATTCCCATCGCCGTCTGGATGTTCGAGGCGATGTCAGCGGTGTCGCCAAGGTCCATATCACCCGCGGCGGCCAGGTTGAGCATGCCGGGCATGGCGCCGAGTATCTGCTTCGCGTTGTAGCCGGTGCGGCCCAGGAAGTACTGGCCTTGGGCGACTTCCTTGTCGGTGAACTTGCTGGACAGCGGCAGGGTGCGGGCCTGTTGCCGCAGCGCCTGCATCTGCGGATCGTCCTTGCGCTCGATGCGGGTCACCGCCTGGGTGGCCGACATCGTTGCGTCGAACTCGTAACCCACGCCGAGCATCTGCCGCAGCTTGTCGCCGGTGTACATGCCCGTCGCGCGCGCCGCCATGCCGGTGCCGGCCAGAGCGGCAGCGCTCTGGATGCCGCGGCTGTATGTGTTGCGGGCGTGGGTCAGGCGCTCATGCTGCTGGCTGAGGTTGCGCAAGCGCTGCGCCTGGCTGTTGATAGCGCCGTTGGCCGCCTGGATCTGCGCGCGCAGGTCGCGCTCATGCTGGCCGAGGTTGCGGGTGCTGATGCCGGCGTTGCTGAGGCGCGTGCGCAGTTGCTGCAGGGCTTGGCTCTGCTGCAGGTGTTGCTGCTTGAGGAAACCGGCTTCACGGATAGCCCGGTTGTAGTCGCGGGTGAGCGCACGGGTGGGGTTGCCGGCGGCGGCCATCTGCTGGGCCAGCGCTTTCACCCGGGCCTGTTGCGCGGCCAGCGCGGTGCTGACCTGCTCCAGGGCACCGCGCTGGGTGCGGAAGGCGCGCACGTCGCTCTGCTGAGCGTTGAGCTGCTTCAGGCGCTCGCGAGTTGCCTTGAGCGCCCGGGCCGTCGCGTCGCTGCCTTGCATGATGCGACGCAAGGGCGCGGTGGCTCTGTCGATCGCGCTGAGCAGCACGCGCAGCTGCAGGTCATTCGCCATCGGCGGAACTCCGTACCCGGGCGCGTTCGCGCCATTCCATCAGTTCGGTGAGCGAGAGCCGGTCCATATGGTCCGGCGCCCAGTGAAACGTCACGGCCAGGTCGGCCATGGCGTTTTCTACGCGATCAGGGAGGCTGCCGCCTTCGCCCGCTTCTGCAGCAAAAAACCGGCGATCACCTGGCCGCAGGCGAGCAGGTCGGCCGGGTCCATGCCGGCGGCCTCGGGCTCGGTGATGGTCGGCTGGCTGATGCGCGGCAGGATTTTGATGGTCGCGGCCACATCGAACTGCAGCAGGTCGAGCAAGTGCAGGCCGCGCAGTTCGCCAGAGGAGGGCTTGCGCAGAGTGAGGGTGTTGATGATTTGCTCCCCGCGCTTGATGTGCTGGTCGAGGACTACGAAGTTGTCGGTGGTGGTCTGGTCTTCGGCCGGCGTTGCGGTGTTTTTTTCGTTTTTCATGGGTTCGGTATCCAAGGGGGAAAGAAACCGCCGGCCGGGCCGGCGGGAAGGGATTACAGGCCGATGGCCTTGCGCTGTGCCTCGAGCAGGTCCTTGCCGTTGACCTTCTCGACGAAGTTCAGCAGGTCGATCTCGATGACTTCCTCGCCGTTGACGACGAGCTTGTAGTAGCTGCAGGTGGTGGTGATCTTGTGCTCGGTGTCTTCGCCGGGCTGGGCGTCACCCATTTCGATGGTCTCGTGCCGGCCGCGAACGACGATTTCGACGGGCGTGACTTCGACGGTATCGTCTTGCTGGAATGAGCCGGCGAAGCGCAGCATGACGCCGCTGGCACTGACTGCGCCGTACTGCTTGAGGGCTGTCAGATCCAGGCCGCCGAGGGTCCACTCGAACTGGATGCCGTCATCGTCGAAGCCGAGGTCGGCCTTGACCGGGCCGTTCATGCCGCCCCCGCGGAAGGCCTCCATCTTGCGGGCCAGCGGGGGCAGGGTGCAGGACTTGACGACGCCCTGGTAGCTACCGCCGTCGTTGAAGAGGTTCATGTTCTTGAGCTTGCGCGGCATGGCCATGGTAGGGCTCTCCGGGAATCAGGTGGGTCGGCTCCCCGTCCGGGGAGCGCTGGGTGTCAGGCGTTGACGCGGCTGGCGAAGTCGACGAGGTAGCTGTCGGTGATCTTCTGGAAGAAGGTCAGGTCCTCGAGCGGCGGCACCGGGGTGTAGTCGTAGGTGATGCGCAGCTTGCCGGCCTTGAGCGTGTCCTTGTCGTTCACGTTGGGGTCGTACCAGGCTTGGGCGTCGATGATCAGGCCGAGTCCCTTGAGCTCGCGGAACTTGGCGTTCACGCCCTCGAGGATGTCGCGCACAAGCGACGGGTGCATGGGCTTGTCGACCGCCCACATGTGCGCCTCGGCGATGGTGTCGGCCAGCACCTGGGCGGTGCGGGTGTAGTTCTCGAAGGCGAACAGCGGATCATCGCTGCAGGTGCGCGAGCCCCAGAAACGGAATCCGCCTTCCTGCACCAGGGTGGTGACCTCGTTCTCGTTGAGGTAGTTGGCGTCGGTGCTGGGGCTCTGCAGGTCCCAGAACACGTCGGCGCTGATGCCGGTCACGCCGTTGACGGCGACGTTCGACAGGGTCTTGTGCCAACCGACCTCCTGATCGATCCGGGCGCGCAAGCCCAGTGCCTGGGCAACAGCTGGCGCAGGCACGGTCTGGTTGACCACGGTGCTCCACGTCAGGAAGTCCGGCCAGATCACCATGGCTTCGCGCGCGGCGAAGTTCTCGCGGTAGGCGGTGGCCTCTTCCTTAGTCTTGCAGCCGTTGGCGGAGACGTAGGCGAAGCCGCGCAACTGCTGGGCGATGGCGATGAGTGCGGTAGCGACCGGCTGGGTGTCCAGACCCGGCGCGCCGAGGATGCGCGGTACCACGCCCAAGCGGGCCTTGGCAGCGAGCAGGGCCTTCATGCCGGTGTACTTGCCTTCGGCGCTGACGCCGCCGATGACGGCGCTGTTGGTCGTTGCTTCATCTTCGCCCGGCTTCACCCGCACCACCACAGTGGCGGCGTTGGCCTGGTCGGCGATTGCTTGCAGGCTTGCGGCCAGCGTGCCGCTGGTGCCCGCCTTGCCGATGGCGGCCTGAACGTTGGTGATGAGTACCGGCGTATCGAGCGGGAAGGCGGTGGCGTCGGCGTCTTCGGCGGTGGCTACCAGGCCGATGATCGCGGTGGCGATGGTGCGAATGGGGCGGGTCCCGTCATTGATCTCTTGGACCCGGACACCGTGATGGTATTGGTCAGCGGCCATGGGGTGTGCCTGTGCAGTGGTTTGATGACACTGCACAGGCTGCCGCGCGCGCGGCGATGGGGCGAGGCGGGAAGCTTGTACGGCGTGAAGCTACAAGACGCCATCTGCGAAGAGTGCCTCGAGCCAGTCCGGTGCGGCCGGCCGGTGTTCTGCGAGCGGAAACTCACCGGACTCCGGCCAGTCGCGCAGTTGGCGGCGGTAGGCCTGCAGCGCCTGGTACTGCTCCGCGCTGAGCGTCGTGGTACCAACCTCGAGCTCGTCGCGGTGACGTGCGACCAGGGCGTCGGTGTCGTCGAGCTGGCGGTCGCGCCAATCGCGCTCGATCGTTGCCAGAGCCTCGTCTCCGAGAGGTGGTGGTGGCGTGGCGACCGGCTGTCCATCCTCGCCAGCGACGATCAACAGTCCCTGGCCCTGAGCGTCGAGCAGTGCCTCGTACTCTTCATCCGTCAGAGGCCAAAGCTCCGATTCCGCTGGCATTTGTTCACCATGTACCTCTGGAGAGTAAAAGCCGCCAGTCTTCGGGCAATAAAAGAACATGTTCCACCTCAATAGCCAATTGCGAAAACATTGATGCCGAAGTTCTGCACACTCCCGATGTACTCACTTGAAACGATGGTGCAGTTGGTCGCCGTTCTGGCTTTTTCTGCAACCGTTACAGTTGAGGCGGGAATGGCAGGACGGCCGTTTTCTCTAACAGTTGGAACGACATGTAGACAGGCATTCGGGAAGGCAATGGGGAACGTCACGACCCGATCGATAACTCCCCCAGGGTGGTCACCGATAGACAGGTTCACCCACTGGAATATCACCCCCGTATCGTTGTTCTTGTACCAGCCGCTCACCCCTCTGCTCGCCGTAGAGTGAACATGTGTGCTGGGCGGGAATGTCGAAGGTTTTCCGGGAAGGGCGTTCCAGTTGAGCTCGGCATCAGTCCATACTTTGCGCCACGGCTGCCATGTACCCGCATAGCGGCAACGATGAAATATGGCGCCGTCATGAGTCTGGTAGGTCTGATATACGAAATCATTGTTGGCCCTATGAACGATGAGCCTGCCGGCTTTCGGCGTCGGGTAGTTTGAACCGTTCTGCGCATAGAGATTTGCAGTCTGGTAAACCCAGCCCGACTGGTCGAAGTAGTTCAGGTCCACATTGTCGCCGAGGCGGCCATCGGGTTCTTTTGCAAACGAGCCACCCACATCGCATCGCCGCCAGGCGGACCAGACCCCACGCTTGTTGCCCTCGTTGTACATGTAGCGCACATACATTTCGGCATTCGCAGCGTAGCGCACCGCAATCTGCGCCGCGTTGCCGTTGCGCTGGTTGTACATCATCGTCTGGATATAGAAATACTGCCCTGCGAGTGGCCCATTCGCGTGGTTGGTGAGAATTAGCGGGATGTTCGTTGTGTTCGGGTCTTCAGTGATCGGCGCGCTGGTGCAGAGCCCCTGTGCGTACCAGGGCAGGCGGGCATCAGCGAACATCCCTGACGTTATTTTCGAGGCATCCAGAGCAGGAATATCGTTCTGTACAAGCGTGCTGCCCGCGATCACTCGCCCAGTCGAGTTGACATTCACCTTGGTGTAAACGCCGGCGGTGACCCCCGTGTTCACAAGCCGGATATCGAGCGTGGCGTTGGAACTTCCGTCGAATGCAGCGCTGCCGGTGGCATCCCCAGCGATTGCCAGCGTGCGGGGGGAGGCCAGCTTGAGTGCAGTCGCTGCCTGGCCGATGGCGTTGCCAGTACCGCCCCGAGCCACCGGCAAAATACCGGTGGCGAGCTTGCTGGCATCCAGCCAAGGAATGTCGTCAGCCGTCAACGATGTGGCGCTGGTGACAAGACCTTTGGCGTTCACTCTGACCTTCGTGTAGGTGCCGACGGCTACACCGGTATTGGCCAGGGTCAGGGCACCGCTGACGCTACTGGAGCCGTCGAAGCGCGCCGCCCAGGTTGCGTCGCCGGTTGCGCTGAGCGTGATAGCCGCCGCCAGCCGGCTGGCCGTGGCGGCGTTGCCGGTAATCGAGGTCGGCAGTTGGCCGGCCGCGTTCAGCCGGAGAAGCTTGTTGGCCGTCGGGGTGGTGACAGCCTCGCTGACGTTCAGTGCGTCGGTGATGCCGTAACCCCCCAGCGTGGTGGCCTTGTTCGCCTTCTGTGCCAGCAGGCCATCGGTGGCAGCCTTGGTGTAGGCATCGGTGATGCCATAGCCGGCCAGCGTGGTCGGGTTACTGCCGGCGGTGACGATACCGTTGGCGTTGACGGTGACCGCGCGGTAGGTGCCGGCGGCCACGCCGGAGGCTGGCAAGGCGATGGTGCGATCCGCAGACAGATCGCCACCGCCGACCAGGCCGTTGCCGGCCAGCACCTTGCGTCCCTTGAAGTCCGCGGCAACCTTCGCCGTCACCCAGTCCTGGGTGGCGTAGACGATGCCGTCGTCGATGATCAGTTCGACGTGCTCCATGCCGGATAGGATGATCTGCACGCGGATGGTCTGGGTGCGCGCGCTCCCGCTCTCGACGCTGGCCTTGAAGCTGGGCGGGCAGTTGGCGACCGCCACGAACTTTCCGTCGGCGTCCTCGAGGCCGATCTCCCGTATCCAGAATCCACCGATGGCCATCGGCAGGACCAGCTCGGCGATCAGTACGTTTGCGCTCTGCTCTGAGACGAACAGGCGGTTCAGTTGAGCGCGGTAGCGCTGGCGGATCAGCTTGGTCTGAGCGGCCGAGGGGATGGGGTCAGCCGTCTCGCCGGGCGCGCCGCCGGCGTCACCGATGAGCATATGGGTGGGTTGCCACTTCTTCCCGGCCTCGCTCGCTGCGATCAGCGCTGCCGCGCCGATGTCGGTGAGCAGACCGCCGTACTTGGGAGTCGTCATATCACTGCTTCCAGGGGCTGATTTCCAGGGTGTCGCCGTCGATCGTCGCCAGTCCGTGGCGGGCCAGGATGTCCGGCGTGATGCGCAGGTCCAGGCGGGTCAGGTGTCGGCTGACTGGGCGCACGTCGTCGAGCAGGCGCTCGAGCTCGAGCACGGTCTCCTCGTCGAGACCGTTGTCGCTGACGTCGACGGTGATTTCGAAGGTGCCGGGGACGCCGGCGGGGGTCTGTTGCCACCACTCGAGGATGTCGGTCAGCGAGCCGACGGGCTCGACCACGCGGCGCAGGGCGCTCAAGGTTCCCTTGTGGGAGTGGACGAGGTAGGCATCCCGAATGACCTGGCGCTTCACACGCTCCGGCCAGGTGCTGTCCCAGCGATCGACGGAGAACGCCCAGGCCAGGTACGGGAGAAGGGCGACCGGGCAGGTGGTGGGGTTCCACAGTTGGCGCAATGGGATCGGTACCCGTTCGATCTGCGCCAGGGCTTCGGCGGCCAGGCGCTCAAGTTCGGTGGCGTTGCGTGGGAGCAAGCTGGGCATCACTCATCCCCCAGCGTCAGCGTAATTCCGGTGCAGTAGGGTGCCTGGGCTGGTGTGGCGGCGATGTCCGACCAGTTGCTGAGCGTGACCTTGCGCACGCCTTCCACGTGGAGGGCCGCATGCACCGCCGATTCGGACACTTCCATGCCCAGGCGTCGACGCTGATGGACGTATGCCATCAAGCGGGCCCGGGCGGCATCGAGTATCGGCTCGGACTCCGGGCCGATGGTGGCCAGGTAGAGCGTCGCGTCGACGCGGTACTCGAGCACCTGGGCGGACTGGACTGTCAGGCGATCAGCGACGGGGCGACGGTCGGCGTCGTTGAGGTAGGCGTCGACGATGGTCAGCAGGTCCGCCGGGGCGCTGCCGTTGCCCTGGGCTGCCTGTACCGTCACCACGACAACGGCGGGTGATGGGCTGACGGCCGAGGCATCGCCGACGCGGCCGTCGGCGGCGCGGGCGTGGAAGATGTAGCTGTTACGCGGTCCCGCGGTGCTGAGGCCTTCCCAGGCCATCTGCGCCCGCTCGCGCAGGCTGTCGTCGGACTCCAGCAGTTCCGGCACGGGCGGCACCTTCGACGGATCTCCGGGCTGGATGACCAAGCGTCTGACGTTGTAGTTCGCGGCGAGCTGGTCGAGGTCGGCGCCCTGGGCGCTGGCCAGCATGTTGGCGAGAGCCGCCTCGTTGACCCGCTGGCGCCAGAGCATTTCGCGGTACGCGTTTTCCTCGAGTAGCTTGGTCAGCGGCTCGGACTCCAGGGCGAGGCGGGCGGCGATTTCCGCCTGCTGATCCTCCGGCCAGAGGCTGATGGCGTAGGCCTTGCGCTCGGCGAGTATCTGCTCGTAGTCCAGCTGCTCCACCGCGTGTGGTGGTGGCAACTGGCTGAGGTCGATGGCGACGAAGTTCGTTGTCATGCGCTGGCGCCCATCTGCAGGGGGATGCTCAGGTTGTGTGGCTCGTTGCTGTCCACCAGGGTGGCGTCAATCTCCATGAGCACCTGGCCGGCCAGGTTCTGGCCGGTGATCTGGACACGGCTCAGGCGGATGCGCGGCTCCCAGCGCATGAGGGCCATGGCGGTGGCGGCATAGACCTGCAGGCGGGTGGTGTCGTTGAACGGAGCATCGATCAGCTCCGGCAACTGGCTGCCGTATTCGCGTCGCATGACGCGGCTACCGATGCGAGTGGTGAGGATGTCGGCGATCGACTGGCGGATGTGTGCCAAGCGGTCGATGGCGCCGCCGGTATGGGCGTTCATTGCGGTTTCCCCGTCGTAGCGCCGCCCGGCATGACGCCGCCGTGGGTATGATCGACCAGGCTGATGCCCTTGGCGATCACGTCGTCGCTCACGGTGACTTTGCCGGTGACGGTCTGGTTGCCGGTCTGGATGTAGTCGCCCTGGTGGGTGATGTCGCCGACGATGTGGATGCCGCCGTCGCTGATGAGCTCGGTGGTACCGCCGGCGGGAAGAACTGCGCGCAAGTGGTGGGCGGCGCTGTCGTACTCGATCACCGCGCCGTCACGGTAGGTGGTGCGATGCAGGGCGTCGCGGTCGCCGTTGGGCGGGATCAGGTCACTGAACAAGCCGGTCAGGACCACGCCATTTGCGGTCTGCCCGGATGGGCTGAAGAGCAGTACCTGCTCGTCCAGGGTGGGGGCGTTCCATTCGCGGTCGGCGCCGGCCCGCGGCGATGCCCAGGGCAGCCAGCCGGTCAGCAGGTCACCGGTCAACACACGGACGCGCTGCGCGGCATGGTCCACCGCGGCTATCGTGCCGAGGCGGATCAGGTTCTCGATCATGCGGGAGAGGGCGGCGAAGTCGTTCATGCCGCCGATAGTGGGCGACGCGCGCGCGGGAGGCAGCCAGCGGCGTTTGTAGCGGCCACGCGTACATGCTCAGGCTGGAATGTGAGCGAGCAGCCCCTCACGGATCATCTCAAGGTCGGCTTCGGTGAAACCGAGTAGACGCCGCTGTGCATAACGGACCTCTGGGGCGCCACGCTCGGCGCGATCCTTCAGCCCGTACTGGTGGACTCGCGCGATCCGCGTGACCCGGCCGGCGAAGGAAACCGTGATCGCCTGGGCGTCGCCCTTGGCGCGCAGATAGCGCACCGTGCGCAGCTTCTGGAACATCTTGATCTTGCGCCGAATACGGCCCTGCTTGCCGCGCAGTTCGCGCTTCTTGCGTGGCTCGTAGGCGCTGCCGTCGGGGTTGCGCTGTGCCATCACGCGCTTCTGTTGGCTGCGCCGTAGATCGCGGGCGAGCGAACGCGCGAGGGCAGCACGAGGGCCTGGCTCGAGGGCGCGGAGAATCGGCCCTGCCCAGTCTTCCAGAGCCTCGAGGCTGTCAGCCATTGGCCGGGCGCCTGATCTGCGGCGTCTCGAGCATGACGGCCTCGGTAGGCGTCGGCGGCGTCCACTCGGCCAGCAGCTCGCCGTTGGCGAGCATCTGCATCGGCCCATCGACCTCGATGGCCTCGGTGAGCTGGGGCTCTTCCGGGTGACTCACATCGTAGCGGCCATCCTCGCGACGCTTGACGACGACACGCTCGGTCAGTGGCAGGACGATACCGAGGTCGACCTTGCTGCGGTCGAGCATGTCGGCCTCGAAGGTGATGCCGTCCTGCACCTTGGTGAGGTTGGCCAGCAGATCCGACTGGTTCACCAGCAGCCAGCCGAGCAGCGGCAGAAACACGCTGTCGGGGTGCCCGGCGAAGTCGGTGAGGATCACCTGCAGGTCATACGCGTATTCGAAGGACAGGCTCTCGGCCGAGGTGCTGCGGACCCGGCCGTTGTCGATGAATATCACCAGACGGTCGCCGTTGTTCCTGAGTTCCGGCACGGCGGCAAGCAGATGTGCCTTCAGGCTATCGGGCTTGTTCATGGGTAGCCCCTTGGGTGCGGATGATCATGTCGACCTTCGCGGCGCATTCGGCCCAGGCCAGGCCGATACGCTCGACTTCAGTCTGTAGGCCGCCGTTGTCCTTCGGTGCCGCTGACTCCAGGCTGCAGGGCGTCACGGCGGGACAGCCACTGATGATAAGCGGCCGCTCCGGTGATAGCGGGGCGCTGTTGCAGCCGGCGAGCAACATCAGGCAGAGGCTGGTCAGCCCACTGGCGATAGGGTTCATCGTCACGTTTCAGGTCCTCGATCAAGCGTTCGCGGATGGCCAGCGCCTGGCGCAGCTGCTGCCGCTGTTGGTCCAGGTCGGCCTGGGCCTGGCGCTCGCGGGAAAGGGCGGCCTCGAGGGCCGTGATGGTGCCGGCCTGGCGGGAAAGCTGGGCGTCGCTGGCTTTCCTCGCCAACTCGGCTTGGGCCAGGCGGGCCTGCGCCAGGTCGATGCGCTGCTGCTGTACCCACAGGAGCAAGCCGAGGGCACCGAGCAGGGCGGCGCTGTACAACACCTGGCGCAGAAGGCTCACGTGCTGGCCTCGGCGCAGTTGGCGTGTTGCTCGTAGGCTCGCGCGAGCTTGGTGTCGTAGAGGTTCCGCTTGTAGTCGGGGCCGTTGTAGAGGCGGGCGAAGTCGGCCCATTTGCGAGCCTTCAGCGCCTTGTGTAGCGCCGGGTCGGTGTCGATGAAGCGGACGAACGCTTCGAACTGAGCAGACTCGCTGCGCCCCATGGCCTCGGCGAAGGCCTGCACGCTGACGTAGCCCAGGCGTTGCCAGTGGAAACCCATGATCTGGAAGGCGCCCCAACTGGCCGATTCCAGGGCGGCGGTATCGTCGATCTGGCGCGCGTTCGCCAGGCGCTGGTGCTCGGCGGTTCCGCCGGCATAGCCGCCCGGGCGAGGGTTCACCAGCGCGGGGAACTGTGCGGCCAGTTGGTCGGCGGTGACCTGATCGTGGGCGGCGAGACGGCGGTACATGATGTGGCGTTCGAACAGGATTGCCGGCTTGCCGTTGCCCAGGAACCCCTGGCCGTTCGACTCGACCTGGTTGACTGCATAGATCGTCGCCAGCGGCAGGCCGAGGCGAGCTCCGGCGGCGACGAGGTCGGCTGACTGCAGCAGGTGCGAGCAGTCAGCGCCGCCGAGGGCGGCCAGGGTCTTCGGGCCGGCGATGCCATCGGCGACCAGTCCATGCGAACGCTGGAAGGCACGCACCGCGTCCTCGGTGGCGGCGCCGAAGTGGCCGTCCTCGTAGAGGTTGGCGCCGGCCCAGGTGTTCAGTCGACGCTGAAGCTGGAGGACCTCTTGAGAACGGTCACCATATCGAAGGGTCATGCGGATGGCCTCAGCAGGGCGGCGACGTTGCCGCGGGAACGGAAGATCAGCAGGCACAGCAGGGTGGCGACGATGGCGTGCCAGATGCTGACCGGTGGGCGGTAGAGCAGGATTTCCAGGCCGCAGATGGCCATGGATGCGCCGAGCAGGCTGGCGAGCAACGAGACGCTGCGGCGGAAGCGGGCGCCGCAGCGCTGGTAGCAGACCAGGCGCAGCGCGGCAGCGATGTAGGCCAGGGCGGCGATCAACGGAACGGCAGTCATGAGCATGTCAGCGACCTCCTCGGATGCGGCGCCAGAGGTCGTCGAAGTCGACCTTGTCGACCCAGGCGACCGCCTTGAGGCTGAGGGGAATGACCACCAGGGCGCAGACGAAGGCAGAGAAGGCCAGGTTGGTCAGCCAGGGCACACGGGCGAGGGCGACATCGGCGAACAGGTAGCCGACGCAGGTCGGCAGGATCAGCGACAGCAGGCGCGACCAGGCCTTCAGGTCCTGCTTCGTGCCGGTGGCCAGCCAGGCACCGAGCAGGGCGCCGAACAGCATGCCGCCGTCGACCGGAAGGGTTACGCCCAGGCCGAGGCCCATGATGGCGCCGGCCGTGGCGGTGGTGGTGAGGTCAGCCATGCGGGGTGGTTCCTTGCAAAGTGGTCAGTCCCATAGGTTCACCATCTGCCGTTCCGGGGCGGCTGTCGGAATGTCCGGCATGGTGACCTTGAGGCCAGGGGGGAGGGTGGGGCCGTGGTCGGCCAGGCCGTGGTTCGCCTCGAGGACCGCCTCGGTCACGCCGGCGGTGCGGCCGTAGTGCCGCCAGCACAGCGCCTCCACGGTGTCGTTCTGCTGGGCGATCGCGACGGCGGCCATCAGATCAGCTCCACCGTCGTGCGGGGACGCTTGAGAAAGTCGCGGATCGCCCAGCGCTGGTCGCGGCGGTAGTCGTCGATGGTGGTTGCGATGTCCTGGGCCTTGTCGTTGCCGCTGGTGGTGGTGTCGTACCAGCGGTAGCGCTCGGCCACTTCGGCGGCGGTAGCCGACTGCACTGCGCGCAGATACAGTTGCACCAGTTCGGAGGTGTCCCGGACCTTGTCGGACGGCACTTCGGCGAGCTCGGCATAGCCGGCCGCGGTCTTCTCAAGGCGCCAGGTCCGCAGCTCGCGGTTGACGCTGATCACCGCGGCAATGACCGCGACTTCGAGGCGCGCCGGGTCGACGCTGGAGTCGATGCGCAGGTTCGCGCGCACATGCTCGAGCTCGATGGTGGGCCAGAAGGGATCGCTGTTGATGTGCCCGCTCGGGACCGGGCCGTTGGCGATGAATCCGCTCATGCTGCTGCTCGCTTGAGTTCGCCGGTGGTCGGGGCGTCACTGCTCAGGAAGGAGAGGACCTGGCAGATCGGCCCCGAGCCGGCGGGGCGCGGGGTACGCTCGGTCAACCGCCAGAGGCGGTCAGTTTCTTCTGGAGCCGTTCGGCGGCCTCCAAATCCTTCTTCCCGCCGCACTTGTCGTGCAGCTGGATCGCGCGCTTGAGCAGATCGATGCCGGCTTGCACCTGCCCGGGTTGGCCGGGGCTCTCCACAGAAAGGCCTTCCAGGGTGGCATGGCCGGCGGCGAGGTAGAGCTTCGCGCGGGCTTCGTCGGGCATGTCGGCCTGGTCGGTGAGCAGGAGGGTGCGATGCAAGGTCGCAAGGTCGAAACTGCCGCCGGTCTTCTGTGCCTTGAGCGCGGCCTCGGCGATCTCTTCGGCGATGACGCAGCCGGCGGTACGCGCGAAGCGGTCGGGCATGACCAGGTCGTGTGCGAGCACGTAGTCGGCGATGTCCAGGGCACCGGCGTAATCGCCGGCATCGATGCGCCAGAGCATGACGGTGGTGACCACCTCGTCCTGGGCGCCCTTGCCGGCCTGCAGCACGCCGGAAATGTACGGCTGGTAGGCCGGCAGCAGCTCGATCTTGAGCGCTGCCTTGCCTTCGCCGGATTGGATGTTCTTCAGGCGGCTGCGATCCTGATACAGCTGGGCGAGCTGCAGCTCATAGGCGTTCGCGCCTTCCATGCCCTGGTGCGGGGCAGTGGCCGCCGCCTCTTGAGCGGCGGTCACGCGCAGGAAGTGCGCCTTGGCGGGACTGAATGCCATGTCATCTACTCCGCGACTTCGATGTTCTCGACCACGCAGCCGAGGCCGTAGTCCTCGACGACGTAGGCGTCGTTGCTGGACTCGTAGTTCTCGATGCGGTTCTTCTCCGGTACCTCCTTCAGGTAGCGGCGGCGACCGCCGATCTGCCAGTAGAGCGACAGGTTCTTCAGGGTGGTGACCATGAGGCCCTTCTCGGGCACGTAGGGCACTTCCACCGGCGGCAGGCCGCCCATGCGCTTCTGCGACAGGATGAGGTCGGTGGCGATCTTCTCGGTTGCCGGCTGGTCCTTGTTCACCATCGGGAAGTACTTGTCGTGGACCAGTTCGCGGCCGAGGATCACCACCAGGCCCGGGTCGCGGCGGTGCCAGGGGTCGATCAGGCTGCTGACCACGTCGAACACCAGGGCGTCGAGGTTCTTGTAGTCGGCGTCGGCGCCGTTGCCGACTATCACCTTGCCGGCGGTCTTCCCGTCCTTCAGTACCCGTGCTGGAGCGTTGTTGCGGTACTGCTGGAACCAGCCAATGTTCACGTCCTGCAGCAGCGGGTTGGCGGCGCGGTTGGTGGTAGCCGCGGCGCTGGTACCGTTGAAGCCGATCATCAGGCGGTCGAGGGCCTGGCGCTTGAGGATCGCGTCGCGCAGCAGGGCCTGGAACTCCGGGAACTTGGCCCAGGCGTCGAGCATGGCGTAGGTGATGGCGGTGTCGAAATCGGTGTGCTTGCACTCGTAGCGCTGGTTGTCGAGCGCGGACACGTCACGCGGCTTGCGTACACCGTCGCCGGTGGTATCGGTACGGCTGGCGATGGTGCCGCTGACGCCGATGCCGATCTTCTCGCCTTGCAGCTCGTCGACGCCGTAGACGTTGATCTGCTTCAGGAACTCGCTGGACTCCTGAATACGTTGCTCCAGCTTCTGCTGGACACTCGGCTCGACGGCGAAGGTCTGGACGGCGGAGTTCACGCCGTTGAGCTTGGCGAGCTGCGCCAGGTAGGCGTCGAACTGTTTGCGGGTTTCGTTGCGCATGGTGCTTTTCCTTTGGATACCGGGGCGGGGGACGGTTAGCAGTCGGTCAGGGCGACACTGCCGCCACCGGTGACCGGGGGTCGCTGCTGTTGGCTGTGGTCCCGGGTGCTATCGAGGGTGCTCTTGAGGTCCGCCAGTTCCTTGGTGACCTTGTCCAGCTGGCTGGCCAGTTGCTGGGTCTGCTTCTTCTGCTCGCCGAGTTGCTCACCCAGGTCGCGGCTGTGCTCGGCGATCGCTTCGACGGCCTCGCCGACCTGGCCGAACTCGGCTTGGGTGCGGGCTTCCTTGCCCTTGAGCAGTTCCTTGACCTTGGTGAACAGCGCTGCGCCGACCGAGGGCTTGTCCTCGTATTCCTCGAACTCGAGGGTGCCCTCTTCGGCAGCACTGAACAGGGTGTCGGGATTGGTCTTGCGGCTGGCGAGGGTCCCGTTCTTGGCGCTGAAGGACAGCGCCTCGGTGCCTAGGCTGGCGGGTGAGTCGGTGATGGCCAGGCCGACCAAGTAGGCCTTGCCGGTGTCGGCGAACTTGGGATCGATCTCGACCGAGGTGTAGACCTTCTGCCGCTGCTTGTTCAGTTCCAGCAGCGCCTGGTTGGGCTCCAGTTGGGCGAAGAGTGCGAGCTTCTTCTGCCCGTTGATGTCGATCTCTTCCGCCTTGCACGCCAGCACGTCGCCATAGGCGCCGAACTCACCAGCCGGCCAGGCCCACTTGATGTGCTCGCAGTTGATCCGCGCGCCGTAGGTGTTCGGGTCGTACTGCGCGGCCATCTGCTCGATCCAGTCGCGCTCGATGTTGCGGCCGTCCGTGGTCGCCCCTTCGACGGCGATGCGGAACCATTTGCTGCGGAATTTCTTCATGCCGGGAGTCCTCAATGCGGCTGATGCGGGGTGCATGGCAATGAGGGGCATGTTCGGGACGCGCGCGCGGCCCAGCAATCACGCGGGATTGTAGGGGGCGGAGCTACAAGGGGCAGCGCTACTGAGGGGCGAGGGTGGGCGGCAGCATCTGCGCCATGAACGCTGCCGTCGAAATTCCCATCCGTGACAACCGCCGCCAGGCCAAATTCCTGTACTGGATGGGCTGGCGTGTCTGCGACATCGCCGATCACCTGGGCGAGAAGGACAAGACCCTTCACTCATGGAAGGACCGCGACGGATGGGACCGGGCAGACAGCGTAGAACGGATCGGGGGCGCCCTGGAAGCCCGGTTGGTTCAGTTGATCCTGAAGGACGGCAAGACCGGCGGTGACTACAAGGAAATCGACCTGCTGCATCGGCAGCTTGAGCGCCAGGCGCGGATCCAGCGCTACCAGGGCGGTGGTACGGAAACCGACCTGAACCCCGAGCTTGCCAAGCGTAACGAAGGTCCCAAGCGCAAGCCGAAGCGCAACGACATCAGCGAGGAACTGACCGAGAAACTGGTCGAGGCCTTTCTCGACGGTTGCTTCGACTACCAGAAAGACTGGTACCGCGCGGGCAATCAGCGAACCCGCGTGATTCTCAAGTCGCGGCAGATCGGCGCCACGTTCTACTTCGCCCGTGAGGCGCTGATCGACGCGCTGGAAACCGGGCGCAACCAGATATTCCTGTCGGCCAGCAAGGCCCAAGCGCACATCTTCAAGGCGTATATCCAGGCCTTCGCGCGCGATGCGGTAGGTGTCGAACTGAAGGGCGACCCGATCATCCTGCCGAACGGCGCGGAACTGCACTTCCTCGGTACCAACGCGCGGACTGCCCAGGGCTACCACGGTAACTTCTACTTCGACGAGTTCTTCTGGACGTTCAAGTTCAAGGAGCTGAACAAGGTCGCCAGCGGTATGGCGATGCAGAAGCGCTACCGGCGGACCTATTTCTCGACGCCCAGCTCGATGGCGCATGAGGCCTACACGTTCTGGACTGGCGAGCGCTTCAACAAGGGCAAGCCGGCCGCCGATCGCATCAAGATCGACGTAAGTCATGACGCCCTGCAGCAAGGGCGACTGTGCGAGGACCGCATCTGGCGCCAGATCGTCACGATCCTCGATGCCGAGGCCCGTGGCTGCGATCTGTTCGACATCGACGAGCTGCGTCTCGAGTACGACGCCGAGGCTTTCCAGAACCTGCTGATGTGCCAGTTCGTCGACGACGGCGCGAGCATTTTCCCGTTGACCATGCTGCAGCCGTGCATGGTCGATAGCTGGGACCTGTGGTCGGAGGACTACAAGCCGTTCGCGCTGCGACCGTTCGGTGATCGCCAGGTGTGGCTGGGCTATGACCCCGCCGAGACGGGCGACACTGCGGGTCTGGTTGTGGTGGCACCGCCGGCGGTACCGGGCGGCAAGTTCCGCGTGCTGGAGCGCCATCAATTCCGCGGCAAGGACTTCGCCGAGCAGGCCGAGTTCATCCGCAAGGTGACCCAGCGCTACTGGGTCACCTACATCGGCGTCGACACCACCGGCATGGGCTCTGGCGTCGCGCAACTGGTGCGCCAGTTCTTCCCGGGGGTGCGCACCTTCAGCTACTCGCCCGAGGTGAAGACGCAGTTGGTCATGAAGGCCTGGTCAGTGATCAAGAACGGCCGCCTCGAATTCGACGCCGGCTGGACCGACCTGGCCCAGGCGCTGATGGCTATCCGCAAGACCATCACGGCCGGTGGGCGCCAGTTCACCTATACCGCCGGCCGCAACGACAACACCGGCCACGCCGATCTGGCCTGGGCGCTATTTCACGCATTGCAGAACGAGCCGCTCGAGGGGCAGACCCCCGCGAATACCGGGCGCATGGAGATTTTCGGATGAGCAAACGTCGCAGCCACCGCCGCCAGCAGCCAGTTACAGTCCAGTCCGCCCAGGAAGGCGAGTTCATCCCGCGCCAGGGTGGCCGTGCCGAGGCCTTCACCTTCGGCGACCCGATGCCGGTGCTCGACGGGCGGGGCATCCTCGACTATCTCGAGTGCTGGTCGAACGGGCGGTGGTACGAGCCGCCGCTGTCCATGGAGGGGCTGGCCAAAGCGGTGGGGTCGAGCGTTTACCTGCAGTCGGGCCTGAAGTTCAAGCGCAACATGCTGGCCAAGACGTTTATCCCACACCGCATGCTCAGCCGGGCGACGTTCGAGCAGTTCTCCCTGGACTGGCTGACATTCGGCTCGGCCTACCTCGAGCAGCCTCGCTCGCGCCTGGGCACGCGGATGCCGCTGCAGGCGCCGTTGGCGAAATACATACGCCGCGGCACCGATCTGGAGACGTTCTACCAGGTGCGCAGCTGGAAGGATGAGCACGAATTCGAGAAGGGCAGCGTGATCCAGCTGCGCGAGGCCGACATCAACCAGGAAATCTACGGGGTGCCAGAGTGGTTCTGCGCCCTGCAGAGTGCCCTGCTGAACGAGTCGGCCACGCTGTTCCGGCGTAAGTACTACAACAACGGGAGCCACGCCGGCTTCATCCTCTACATGACCGACGCCGCACAGAACGAGGAAGACATCGACGCGCTGCGCACGGCGCTGAAGACCGCGAAGGGGCCGGGCAATTTCCGCAACCTGTTCGTCTACGCGCCGAACGGGAAGAAGGAGGGGATCCAATTGATTCCGGTCAGCGAGGTTGCGGCCAAGGACGAGTTCGGCTCGATCAAGAACATCAGCCGCGACGACCAGCTCGCCGGTCTGCGGGTCTATCCGCAGCTGATGGGGGTGGTGCCGCAGAACGCTGGTGGGTTCGGATCCATCAGTGATGCTGCGGCGGTTTGGGCCAGCCTGGAACTGGAGCCGATGCAGGCGCGCTTGCTCCAAGTAAATGAGTTACTCGGAGAAGAAGTTATACAGTTTAAAAGAATAGAACTGGCTTAGTCGAGGCGAATAGGGTCGCCTAGTAAGCGTCCCGGTTTATTTTCCTCGAAGAGTTTGAATTAATCTTCCTATTTCCTGTACTAGCACCGATATTGCGCCGTAATCTTCTGTTGTTTCCTTTTCGTTATTTTCTCGCCCGGCTCGTTCATAGTTTGTGGCGAATCGAGCTATGGTTATGAATAAAATGATCGCGAGAGCTGAAGAAAATGAAGCTGGAATCAAAGGTGCAAGTATTTTTATATGCAGACTCTCGTTGGCTACGGGGAAGCCTTGAGGGTCGATGACTTCTGTCTTCTGTTTTTCAAAAAGCTTCGCTGGTGCACCTTTATGGGAGATGTCGTTGTTAGTAACTATCTTGGCTGCTATCTCAGAACCTTGTTGAACTTTATCGGCGGTTGATTCCTTTTCAAGGACACCAAGGAAATGACAGCCCACATACATTGCAAACCCAAGACAGGCCATTGCGGATAGCGATAATACGCATATGGTAATCAGTGCCATCCTTCGGCTGAGCCGCTGTCGCCTTATGAGCTCGTTGGTAAGGTCGTCACTTGGTGTGGTGCTACTTCTCGGTGGAATGTTTTTCGGCCCACCCAGATCTTTTGCGCCAAACTCAACAGAGGACTCGGTCAT